GATGGCGCACCTTGAGCACGCGAGCGCCCAGCACTTCATCAAGGTTGAGAATTGGTTTTTCGTCCATGAGGTCTCCTTATTCCTCCCCCACCCTTTCGGATGGGGGAGTTGGGTCAGTTACGGAAGGGCAGCCGCGTCCTGGGCGACCAGCTTGCCGAAGCGCTCGCTGGCGGTCGCAGCGTTGAGGTCTTCCAGCGCCTCGATGGTGATGGGCAAGGCCAAATTCTTGCCCTTTTCGTACTTCAACGCATCGAGCGTGAAATACGCGCGCGGGACCTGGTATTGGGCGTTGTACGGTCCGTAGGGTGATCCGCCGCGGAACAGGATCGCATATTCCACGACATCCGAGCCACGATAGGCGGGGATCGAGCGGGTGCCAATGGTGCCCGAGCCAGGCGCGGTGTCGGTCACGGATACGCCCAGAGCGTAGGCCAGGTTCTCGAGCGTGGCCTCGGCCAGTTTGGTCTTGACCTTCATGGACTCTTCGGTGCGTGTGGCCTTCACAGGGCCTGTGCGTTGATCGGTGCGGACCAGTTCGATCTTGTCGTTCAGGTCCACGTCCACGCCGTCCTGCGTGTCGCCCAGGTCCACCCACGAATTACTCGGGGCGTCATCCACGTCGGGGAATGCGGTGCCAACGGGAGCCAGGTACATGCGGCCCACGCCAGTCAGCACGTTATAGGAATTGATGGTCATGCTTGTGTCTCCTTATCCGCCAGGGTCGCCAGACCCTGACCGATGAAATTCATGGCCACGCGTTCGCTCACTTCGACCACGTCGCCAGCCGTCCCGACCCCAGGGATATTGCGGTCAGGGTTGATCTTGATCTTCACCATCTTGTCGGAAGATGGCCGCCAGAGTTTGTTATTGGGTGCGGTTTTCATACACTCACCTCGCTCACCTGAATCCTCCAGAAGCTCAACACGCGCCGCATCATGTCCAGTTCGGGATCGGGCAGGTACGACGGGCCGCTCTCTGGCAGGAAGGAATAGACCAAGGCGTCTCCCTGGCTGGTATCCACGGCGATCCGTTCCACGTTGCGCGAGAGACCCATCAAGGTCAGCCACAGGCGCATGGCTTCGGCGTCGTTGGCCGCCAGGCACCACACCTCCAGGCGCACGGTCTGCCATTGCACGTAGTGGTCTGGATCGCTGTCGTCCAGCCGTACCACCAGGGAGGCCTGGTCGGTCGTCCACTCTTCGCCATACTTATGGCGCAGGGAGATGCGTTTATTCAGGGAGGCCAGTTCAGAGCGCCCCAGCAGGAATTGGATCGCAGCTTCGAGGGGATCGATCATCGTTGCACCTTGTATTTCGCCAGGATGCTGGGAAGTTTAGGCTTAGCTTTTTTCAGGCCTTCATTCATGAAGTGATACCCGACGAATGAGCCGTGCATTTTCTTATAGCCTTCGGGCCAGCCCTGATTGATCGCCATCGCATACACCAGGCCGCTTCCGACCTGGACTGTAATGGCGCTGTCATCAATCGCGCCTTCAATCAGCTGACCGCCCCGCTCGGGTCCGTTTCCGCTCTGGTCGTCATCTCCAGCCCAGTCATAGCCAGGCATGGCAGTATGGATCGAGCGCCGCAGGGTTCCCGTCAGCACGCCGTGCCCTTTACGCAGCTCTCGCTTGGCCTCGCCCTCAACGGTCAGACCAAATTCGCCAACAGCCTTTGCTATATTTTCCATAACCTGGCGCTTGACGTTATCGCCTTGCCAGTTCAGCGTGAAATCAGACATTCAGCGCCTCCACGATGCAAGACTTGTGATGCTCCGCGTTTCCGCGCTGGCGCTTCAAGGGCTTCTTCACCAGGTAGGTTGTTCCATCCACCGTCACCTTATCATCCACGCGCGCATCCGTCTCGGCAGGCAGGATCAACAGCGTCGCCAGCACCCAGGTGCTTTCGGCGCTCTGCCTGTCGTAGATGCGGATGTCCTTCTCGATCAGGCGGCACGAAATATCCCGCCCGATCTCCTCCTCGGCGCGCAGCGTCTCGTTATACGGACCCACGCCGTCCGAGCGGAGGCGGGTGATCACACAAGTTTGGTTTAGGAACGCGGCCAGGCTCATTACACCCTCAGCGCAGCCACGGTCACCGAGGTGACGGCGGAATAGTCCACGTACACGCTGCCGTCGCTCTGGTTGTAGATGCCAGGCGGGAACGGGCCGATAAAGCGCTCCTCGGCATTCGTCACCACGATGGTCATGTCGCTCACGGACAGGCCGTCCACCGTGCCAGGCGTCTGCACTGTCACGGTGATCGGCGATGCTCCGCCGTTTTTCACGTGCAGGAGGATGCGCCCGTCGTTGGCAATCTTGTTGCCGTCTACATTGGCCGCCTCGAGGGTCTCTTCCAAGCCCGTCCGCACCACCTGCTGATAGTTGATCGCTGTTCGTGCCATTTCTTTGCTCCTTTCTATAGAGCCTTGAATAACAACCGCTTCATGGCCTGGTTGAACTGGGCATCCCAGTCCTCGGGGGCCGTGTAGGAATACTCGCCGCCAACACTTTCACTCTGCATGGCGGTGCGCTCGATCACAATGCGCGCCAGGTCGATGATCACCTGCGAGCGGACTTTGCGGTCGTCTGTGGGCTTGTACGTCACCGTGATGCGGTCGCCCCAGTAACTTTCGGAGGGCAACCGCTCGATCACGCCGCCAGCCCAGGTCTGATACTCGTCTCCCGTCAGCGTGGTGCTGTCTTCCACAATGCTCACCACTGCATGGATCTCGGTGGGCATGAACAGGTAATAGCCCTCGCCGCGGAAGGTTTTCGTGATCGTGGTAGTCATCGAATCGTCTTGCGGCTGCCCGATCCGCGCCGAGACCTGCGCCTCGATGCGGTCGATCACATCCTGCAGTTCGGGATCTGTCAGGCTGGTCTTCACCAGCGCGCGCACGTCTGTGGGAGAAACGAGGCTGGTCATTTCTTTTTGCCTCTCGGCTTGGTTTCGGGCTCAGGGGCAGGCTCGGCTTCGATGATCTCCACGAACCCCTCGCGCATGTAATACTGCGCATCGCTATCGCTCATCCACACCTCGTCGCCCTCGTTGCCCACGCCGCCGATTCCCTTCAACGGCAGGATGCGCACTTTCACTTGCTTCTCGTCCATAAGGTTTCCTTCCTCCTCCCCCACCTTCGCAGATGGGGGAGGCTGGGATGGGCTGGTTAGCTCTGCGTTCCGACCTTCGTCCAGGTCGGGGCCAGCGCCGTGCCAGTGTTGATGTACAGGACGCCGTTGGTGGTGTCCTGCAAGATCGCGCCCTTGGCAGCGCCGCGCGCTGTGGCTGTCACGCCAGGCGTGGTCTCAGCCACCGCCAGGGTCGGGGAAGTGCCCGTCAGGCTGTTATTGGCCACCGTGATGGTGGGCACGGCCAGCTTGGTCAGGTTGCCGCCGAATGTGATCGTGATCGTGCCGATCCCATCCGTAAGCGTCCCATCCGCGCAGGTCACACCGCCCGTGCCAATATTCGGCAGGGCTTCGAGTGCCGCATCCACCGCAGCGATCAGACCAGCGTCATCTGCGCCTGTCCATGTGATAGCCGCTGTGGTGTGGCCATCGTATGCCAGCTTGAACGTGCCGCCATCAGGCGTACCGCCAATGGTCAACGTCTGGACCTCATCGGTTCCAGCGCCAGGCGCGCCAGCGTTCATGTATTCGTATCCGCCTTCGATAATAGGCATGGTTTTCTCCTTTCAGTGGGCAGACTCTCGTCCGCCCACTGCATGGTTTCGATTGGTGACTAGATGCCCGTGACCTTGCAGAAGGCGGTCAGGCGATAAACGACCAGCGCCAGGCGCTTATCCGCGCGGATGGCCAGCTTGCCCTTGATGAAGAAGTCGCTGTGGCTGTCGCTGACCTTGATGTTCGCGCCGCGGCGGCGGCGGATCTCGGAGTACATCTGGAAGTCGCCCAGGAAGCCCGTGTTCTCGGTCATGGCCGTGGTCTCGACCACAGGCAGACCCCAGATGCGGGCGGGGCCAGCTTCGGAGGGATTGCCCCAGATGTACACGCCGTCGGTGGTGCGCAGCAGGCGCACGTCCTGCCAGTCGTTCGGGTGGGTGATGTAAGCGCTCGGCTCCGCGAAGCCCGTCACGCGCACCTTGGTCATGGCCTTGTAGATGGCATCGGGCGTGGGGTCCGAGCCCTTGGCCTGGGCCTGGGTCACCACGGTCAGGAAGCCGCCCAGGTTCGGGGCGTTGTCGTCGCCCGTCAGCAACTGGGTCTCTTCCGCCAGGTCCAGCATGGTCAACAGGCGGTTGTCGATGATGCTGCGCACGCCATCCACGTCCTCGAGTTGGATCTCGGTGACGGGCAGGAAATGCGCGATCTCGCGCACGGCCTTCGAGCGCTCGGTGTAGGCCAGGGCGCTTTCACCAGCCTGCCCGCCCTCAGAGCGGGTCGCGGCGTTGTTGGTGAAGGTGGTCTCTTCCATGTAAACCACGGAAGCCTGGTCGGTCGGGGTCTGCGGGATCAGGTCCGCCACCAGCGGGCGGCGGTGCGCATACTCGACCACGCGGCCCGTGCGGATCGCCTGCGGAGCGTAGCCTGCGCCCGTCTCCATCAGGGTCTTGGCCTGCAGGAAGTCGAAGTCAGGGGCGCTGAAGTCGACGTGCTTCTTGCGCTCGGCCTTCTTGTACGCGTCGCTCTCGACGAACAGCTGGCCCAGGCTCTTCTGCTGCGGTTCGGGCTGGCGTCCGCCCTTGGGGTCCTGCGCAAAGGGCAGGTTGGTGGCGGGTGTCTTGCTCTCGCGCAAGGCCTTGGCATTGGCCTGGTAGATGTCGTCCAGCGCCTTGGCGTCTTCGAGCTGCTTCGCCAGGGTGTCGATCTCGGTGTTGCGAGCCTTGACGTCGTCCAGTTGGGTGGCGTCCAGGTTATAGCGATGCTGGCCATCGACGGTGGTCGCGGCTTTCTCGAAAATGCCAGCCAATTCGGCGCGCTTGGCGTTCAGCTGGTCTTGCAGTTCTTTCACGGTAGCGGTCATGTTAGGGTCTCCTATTTGGATTTGAGGAATTCGAATCTGGCGAGCTCAGCCAGCACGTCCTGCTCATCGGCCATCGGTCTCGTCTCGCGCAAAATGGCCTCGATCTCCGTTGCCATCTTTTGCAGGCGTGCCCGTGTATCCTCAGAGAGGGTGCGGCCCTCCGCCTCGCGGAAGGACTTTCGATCCTTAGCGCGTAGTGCAAACTCTTCGATGGTGGCCACCACCAGCGCCGAGTGTTGTGCAAAGGTCGTGCCTGTCACAGGCAGACCCTTCACTCCCGAAGTTGCGGGGTTCATGCCCCAGTTCACGTCCGAGATGTCGTAGAGCTCGATGTCGTTCAGCATCCGCACGGGCGGCAGCCCATCTTCGCGGTCCTTGAACGTCACTTCGTGCACGTCGTATGCATACGACATCTCGGTAATATCGCCTTCCTGGATGCCCTTGAACACCCAGTCCGCCAGCGGCACACCCTCGTAATACTTGCGGGTGACTTCCATGCCGCCAGTGGCTTCGGGTGCCCATTCGAGCACCTTCGAAGGCAGATCCTCTCGTCCCACCTCGCGAATATTCTTGATCGAGGCGATGGGCGGATTCATGCTGTTGTGGTTCCACAGGAAGCGCACACGGCTGCGGCCTTCGCCCAGGCGTTTGGAGAACGAGCCGTTGACCGACACGTCGCCGCCAGAGTCGATGTTGCCGTGCACCGCGAAGATGCCCACCACGGTGCGTGTCTTCGCGTCCAGTTCCTTCACGAAATAGGGCAGGGTTTTGTATTGCATGGGTCTCTCCTTTATCCTCTGTCTGGCGAAGCATCGCCGAAATACGGAGCCGCCGCGCGCGTGCAATTCGGGTGCTCCAGGGAATGGCTCTCGAAATAGGTTAGTGTCCAGATCTGCCCGTTGGCGACCTTGCACTCTTCGTCATCATCGTCCGACCCGTTGTCGAGGATCTCCACCAGTTTCACGCCCGCATCGCGGTAGCGCATCGAGGTGGCGGTATTCTGCGCCTCTCCCAGTTCCGTGCGAGCGATCACGCGCGCGCGGTCCTTGTAGGTCTCGTCGATGATGTCGCGCAGGCCAGGGATGCCATTTTCAGGATCGCCGCGCACCAGCTGGTCCACGCTCCAGCCGTTGTCATTGCCATACTTCAGCGCCTCGCGCAGCGCGTCCATCGTCGTGGACTCGATCTCCTTCACGCGGGTGCCAGCCATGCGCAGCACATACGTCACAGTCGGGTCGGTCAGGTCGAAAACCTTCTCGACACCCAGCGCCACGTTCCAGGTGTCCCAGGAGAGCTGCAGCACCTCCACGTAATAACGCTTCACCAGCGTCTCCAGCGCCTTGGCGTCCTCACTGGTGATCAGGCTCTCGGCCCGCGGGAGCTTCTTGGCTTCGGCGCTGGACATGCTCTTCCCAAGCCGCTCCACGATCCGATCCGCCAGTTGGCTGAAATGGATGTCCACAGCCTGGCGCATCCTGCCCGCAACGTCCACGCGGATGCGGCGCAGCATCCCAGCGGCAGCGGGGATCGCCTTTACCCCCTCCCCTGAAATCTGCATGTTCTTTGCAGCTTTCGGGGGAGGGGCCGCGTCAGCGGCGGAGGGGGTCCGCACTACCACCTGGCCCGCAGGCACGAACTCGCTGGCCAGCGAGACAAAGTACACGTCATCAGCCGCGCCTGGCACCAGGCCTACTTCCCGCAGTGCCTGCGCGCGCGTCAGCAGGGAGCGATTGAAGGCCAGCGTCACGCGTTCCCACTGATCCTTCTTCAGCTCCTGCAATGCGCCCACGTTGCGGATGTCGAACTGCAGAGCGAAGTTGGCTGGCACGTTGAACTCGTCCACCAGGCCGTTGTACATCTCGCTCGCAAAGGACCGCCACAGCGCCATCAAGGTCTGCTCGGTAAAGGCCTT